CTCAGTCTTGGTCGTGAAGCTAAGTTCAAACCGCTTGGCGTAGCGATCCGGGTTGTTCCACTTGTCCCATTCGTTGGCCACAAAGCTGCCAGCCGCAGGGCCGACCAGTTTGTCCAAATCACTGTCCTCGGCGGTGTATTTGTCCATGATGCCGAGGACGCTCTGCACGCGGGCTGCTTGTTGGGCCTGCTCGCGCTGCTTGGCCGGGTCTGAGTCCTTACCCGCCTGCTGCATTGTGATCCGATCCTGTATCTGCCGGTAAGAATCAGCCAGCCCCGCGGCATACTGCGCCGTCACGCGACTCTTGCCGCGCAGGTTGTCGTAGACGTAAGCATTGACCGGCGAAGCGTTGCGATACTCGTCACGCATCTTGTCAGCCTCTGCAGTGTTGCCTGCGGCATACAGCGAAGCGATCTGCTTGATCGGCTGCAAATCCCAATGCACGCCCTTGGTCGGCACAACTGGCTCGGCGCGGCGCACCTCAGTTGACGGCATCGAAGCCGCATCGGCCGCCACCGCTTCCGGCGTGTCGGCTCGCGCGCCGTTCATGTCCTGCATGCCGGCCTCAAAATCCATCATGCCTGGCAGCGGCTCAAACTCCGGCGACGGCTCCTCGCCGGGGTCGGCGGGTGCGGTCGCGGGTGCATTGATTTCCGGCGCGAGGACCGGCGTGCCGTCCTCCTCGTAGCCGATGACCATCATTCCTTTTGGAGGCATAATTAGCGTAGGGATGTAGCGTCGAAATAGTCGCCCTCTTCGGCGCGGGTGTTGGCGTTGTTAATGTTGTTGCGGGTAATGTCGCGCTGAGTTTGGACAATAGGCGCCTGCTCCATCCGCTGCTTGCCAAGCTGCGCATTAGCCATGGCGGGCATCCACGATCCGAAGTTGTCGAGCATCATGCCGGCATCGTAGTCCTCCATATCGGTGAAGGCGCTGAGTTGGTTCTCGTCAAAGCCAAAGGTCTCTCCGGCCATGCCCATGAACTTTTTGAAGTTCTTGCCCTTGGCCTTGGTGCCCTGCATCTGCCCATAAGCCCCAGCCAAACTAACCAAAGCCCCGCCAATATCATTAGCCAGTTGGACCTTCGCCTGCGCATTCATCTGCGCCGAGTTGACAATTCCCTGTCCACGGATCGCTCCGCTCTCATCATTTACGGTTGGGTTGTAAGCAAACATAGTTTTTATTCCTCCAAGATTCCCGCCGCAGCCCGTGCTTCGAGGCACAGTTGTGAACCCGGCACGAAAGCGCGGCAGGCTGCCGGCCGGTGGTTGTAGATTGAGCACGACACGCCGCAGCCGACTTCGCCGGTCAGCGCCACGCAGCGGTTGTTCGTTGTCTTCATCAGTGGGTAGTCGGTGCGCAGCATCCATTGCGGGATGCCAGCAGCGTCAGATCGGTCTCGTCGCAGGACAGGCCAGGACCACTTGTGAGAGCAGCATGCCCCACACCGTTGACCGTCGAATCTTGCCACGTCGGGCGGAAGCCCTGCGCTTCGCTGTGCAGGTCGATGTAGGGTGCCAGATGGCTGATGTTGTTCGTCTCGCATTGATTCTTCGGGCACCAGACGGCGCCTCCGAGGTGCCGGTTCACGCAGTTCCAGCACACCGGATAGTAGTCGCTGTTTGCGCTCTTATCCTTCCGGTGTCGCCACACGCCGTCCGACTTCTCGTATCGGGTGTCGTCATTCGGCACGCCTTCGGCTTCCAAGTAGTTCCACACGTCGGCATCCGACCAGTGGCGCATCGGGTAGAGCTGCGTCGGAATCCCCGCCTGCACCAAAACGTCCTGCGCGAGCGGCACTTGGCCCTTGATGAGATCCACGTCGGCGCTCTTTTGGCCGTGGAAGGCGGCATCCCACGGGAAGTTGAAGGTGCCGGTCGGGCGCTTGAGGCAGTCCAAGCCGCACAGATAGCGTCCGCTGGCCAGCTCCTCCGGCTGCGGTTCTTCGGTGCCGAGGCAGAGCGCCAGCGACTTGGTGCCGATCTGGTAGAGCTTGATGAAGTCAAAGCGCGGAATGCCGGTCTCGATGTCGTAGCCGTCTGTCAGCGCATAGCCGAGGGGCGCGTAGTCATACATCTCAAGATCCCAAGCCTGCGCCAGCATGTCGCTGTAAGCATAGCGATGCCGGAAACGCGGCTCGCGCCACTGGATTACTGGCAGCTTGGCGCCGACCTTGTGGCGGATGAGGTGCAGCATGGCCGTGCTGTCCTTGCCGCCGCTCCAAAGCACAACGGGGCTGGCGCTGGCGTCCAGCCACCGCTCCACCTTCCGGCATGTCTCTTTGACCAGTTGCTCCATAAGTTAGATGGCGATGACGCCGATACCCACCGCAGCGCCCACGCCGGTGCCGATCATGCCCATGGTCGCCGAGTTGTTGGCCGCTCCGGCTTGCATTTGAGCCGAGCGCATGGACGCCCAGTTGTTCAGCGCGGAATTGGCGCGGCTGTCTATCATGTTCGCGTTGAAGCTGCTGATTTTTCCGGCCATACCGAGGGCGTTGCCGTAGGTCTGGCCGATGCCCTGCATCAAGTTGGCCTGCGTGTTGCCGGACGACTGCAAACCTAATCCCATCGCGCGGGCATACGGGTCAACTGATGTCAGCGCTGACGCGCCAGCCAGCCCAAGGTTGGCCGCGTTTCCATACTGAGCGGCCGCTCCCTGCATGAGGTTGCCTCCGAGGGCCGCTTGCTGGGCAGCTTGGTCTCGGCGCTGCATGGTGCCGGTGTTGAATGCTTGATTTGCGTTCAGCATAAACGCGCGGTTCATTTCCCGCTGGTTCATGTTCGCCGTCTGGTTCGCCGTCTGCGCGTCCATGGCCGCCGCCGCGAGGAACTGGTCGCGGGCTTGGTTGGCCTGCGCGGCTGTCATCCGGTTGGCCACGTTCTGGAACTGCCGGCCGATGTCTTGCTGCTGCACGCCGGCAGCAAACGCCAAGTCTTCCGCCTGACGGGCGCGGGCAAAGCGGTCGCGGTTGAGAAGTTCGGCCGCCGCAGCAGCGCCTCCGGTTCCGAGTCCGCGAGCGCCCATGCCGGCGCGGGCCGCTTGCACGGCGTCACGCTCGGCTTCGGCGGAAAGGCGGCCTGTGCTTTGCGCACGCGCAGCGGCTTGGGCCATAAGAGCATCGCCAATCTGGCCAGCACCGACATTGTCTGCGGCAATTTGGCGGATGGCATTTTGATTTGGCGCCAAGACTTGGTCGGCACGCACGCCCATGGCACCTTGCCCGAGGGCTTGAATGTTTCGCTCGCCTTCGGTCGGCCCGCTGGCCAGATAGTTTTGCAGGGCGAAGTCGCCGATGAGTCCGCCCATGCCAGACAGGCGCTGCCCCTCGGCCTCAAGGTTGCCACGCGAGTCTAAGGCGTCATTGATGGCGCCGGTTGCTCCGGTGGTGTAATCGTTTCGGAGATTGTCGGCCAGACGCGAAACAGTGCCGAGCTGCAACTGCTCAAGCTGCGGATAATACTCAACCTGCGCGGCGAGCTGGTCGCGGTAGCTTTCGCTGGCAGCCTTGTTGGCCTGCGCCATGATTTTACCGTAGTCCAGCGGCTCGGCGTGCTGCACCTGCGGTCTCTTTTGTTTTTTGCCTCCTCCACCTCCCATAATTATAGCCTCACTTTCTTTGCTAATTGCGCCCAGTCGTGGGCTTTGATTTCAAAACTGTTGTGTCGGCACCAAAGCGCCCATTGCTGCGGGCGGCTCGCCACGCGCATAAACTCCCGCACAGGGTTTGCATGCCCAGCACTAGCAGCCAGCTCCACGAACCAAGCATTGTGCTCGCCGTCATCGGTGAAGTCCTCCAGCTCCGCATCCCAGTATACCTGACGCGCCAACAGAAAGACCTCCGGCGTCGAGTAGACCAAGCCGTGCGTGAGATGCCATCCGAGGGTTTCCTCGAAGGTCTCGTCCGTGAAGTGGTCGTCCCACCATGCTTTTGCTTTTTGCCACGGGGTCATCAGTGCATCGCAACCCAGTTAGTCCCGTCGTAAACCGCCAGCTTCTTGAGCACCGAGTTGAAGTAGACATCGCCCTCTTCAGCGCCGGCCGGATCAGCGGCCAAAGGAACAAAGCGGAGTTGGCCGCCGGACTTGAGCGTCAACCGTTCGACGGAGTTGGCGGTGTAAAACCTCTGCTGCGCTACATTGAAGCCACTGCGCTCAATTTTGATGGCGGTCTCGGCGTCGTTATAGGCGTCATTGACCAAGCGCAGCTCAAGCGCCCCGCCGTTGTTGATGATGTCGCAGATCTTTTCGTTGGTGCCTTCGCCGGTGGACTCAAGGGCAATCCCCGCAAAGTCCGAAAGCGACACATGGATCATTTGCGAAGGCGAAGATTCGTTGACTCCGATATATCCATTGGAAGCAACGCGCAGGCGCTCGACGCCGCTAGTCTCGACAGCAACAGTATCGGCTGCGGGAAACCTTACGCATGTATTCGTGTCGCCGGAGTGAATCACTTTGTCTGCAATGGTCAGGTCGCTTGCAGCGGTAATTGCTCCAGTGACCGACAATGTGGAAGACAGCGTTGCCGCCCCCGAAACGGTGACGGTGGATGCGGTTATGGACCCAGCCGAAAAGTTGCCGCTGGCGTCGCGCGCCACAATCGCATTGGCAGTATTGGCGCTGGTCGCAGTCGTGGCCGAGTTGGCAACCTTGCCACCGGTGCTGATCGTCGCCAGCTTCGTGTCGTTGATGTTGGCCGCGTTGGCGATGTCCGCATCGACAACGCTGAGGTTGGTGATGTTGTCCGAGTTGACCGTCACGGTGGAGGGCAGCGCACCGGCCGCCAGCTTGGTCAGCGGCAGCGAGCTATTGGCAATGCGGTCCACCGACAGCGTGCCGGTCGTCACCTTGCCGGCGTCCACGGCGGCGATCTTGATATTGGTGATCGCGCCATCGGCGATGTCTCCTGTGGCGATGTTGCTGATGGTGGCCGAGTCAACTAGCTGGTTGAGGTTTGTTTCTGTCACGACTTGGCCAGATGCGAATGTGTAACCTTTTGTGATTGTTGCCATATTGTTGTTCTAATTTTTAAGCTGCGTTGCGAGTTTCGGTCTGAGGAAGGCTGGCTAATGCCGCTTCAATGCTGACATTGCGGATCTCGGGCCTCCCCGCTGTTGTGCGAAAAACAAGTTCTGCGTAATGCGCCTTGCGCCGGATTGGCTGCTTGAGTGTGTAGTCCTCGCGCAGCCCGCTGTCGTTGGTCTGGCCCAACACTAATTGCTCATCGAAGTCTGGATTGAAGGTTTCGCAATCAATCCGCAACGACGCCTTGTCTTCCAAGGCGACATCACTAAGCGCTCTGAGAAACCGCTTGCTGTGCATGCTGCCCATGCCGTAGCGGCGCGTGCGAATAAGTCCGTTGACGGTCCCGTTGTAATCGGCAATCGACGGGTCTGGCGCATCATCTCCGAGGTTATTTTCTTCAAGC